AGAATATCTTATTAGCAAGTTCATAGCTTTTGTGATATTCTTGAGGCTGATCTCTTAGGTTTACAGTAGGCTGAACTACCATACCAATACTAAGATCTGGTAAGTGGTCATAAGCCATAACAGAAATATTAGTTTTTATGCGGGGTTCAATTTGTTCATAAGAATCATCTGTACTATGTATTATAACAACAGCATTCTCATCGGATAATGCAATGTCTGTTGCAATCATTAAGCAAGTTGCAGTTTTACCTGAATTTGCACGACCGCCTACATACATCAAAGCGCCAGAAGCCCAAGACATACCGCCGTTCATATTATTTGCAAAGTCTTTGAAGTAGTTCATTTTAAAGCAAGTAGCAGATTCGTCAGTAGATGCATTAGCCCTTAGATCTTGCATCATATTGAAACGATTAAGTTGATAATTGATTCCGATACTATCTGTCTTATATTCTTTCTCAATGACTTCTAAAGACTGCTCGTGAGTAGACATATGAGTTCTAATATTATCTGGATCCTGATCTACATTTTTTAGATAGGCCTCAGCTGTAGCTTTAATTTTATCTATTTTTTCTGAAAACTTATTATTAATAATATTGTTTACATCAGCAGTAATAGAAGTAGTAGAAATAGTAGTGCATTGAGCTAAATACTTAATTAGCATTTCTCTTTTAATATTTGAAGGCTCTGCAGCGATAACAGGAATCATCTTGCTACATATAGTATCAGGAGTATCAGAATCGCTAAAACTGTTTAATTGCCATTCAAAAGCTGAAACTTTTTCTAAGTCTAAAAACACATTTGGATCTGTTACATCTTTTAAGTATTCATCTGTATCTTTAATCTTTGAGTCTGGGGCCACTACTACATAAGTAGCAATACCTGAAGTAACTTTTAAAATGTTTTCAAGAATCCTTTGAGTGGCAGCGTAACCCGCTTCGTCCCAATCAAAGTTTAAGAAAATCTTTCTAATGCCTAAAGTTTTCAAATAAAGTAAATGAGACTCGGTAAATGCTGTACCGCAAACAGCAACAGCATTTTTGATACCTAGCCTGTACAACTGCATTAAGTCACCAGGACCCTCAACAACATAAAGACCAAATTTCTTAGCTTCTTTATAAGCTACATCAATACCTAAAAGGGCTTGATTTTTCTTATATATGGCAGTCTCTTGAGTGTTTACATACTTAGGTATACCTTTTGACTTAAAGTCTAAATTTCGGCAAATAAAGCCTATTGTACGTTTAAGATGATCTTTGATTGCAAAAGTAACTTTATCAAGACCAAAATAAGATTGATATCTTGTTTTAATTAAATTAGTAGATGCAATAAAATCAGAAGACCAACCCAAGTCCATTAAAGACTGAGTCAATTCATCAGAGTCGGCTTGACCTAGGGAAGAATATCCCTGAATCCAATTCCTTTCGACAAGATAATCAATATCTTTGGATTTTTGAGTAGCCAAAATATTAGAAATGTCTTGAGCTATTTTATATAAAGCCAACCTGTCTTTATCTTCCTGAGAAAGCTCACCAATAGAAAAATCTATTCCTAGCTGATCGCAAAGGGTAGGTATGGTTATTTTAAGCCATTCAGGACCATTGATAGGTAGATTGTCAAAATGCTCGGCACAAGTAAATATATCCCCATAAAAACCACAAGAAAAGCATTTTACAGTTTCATTTGCAGTTTTAGGGTTTAGGTGCATACTTGGGTTTGTATCATCGTGAGCAAAGCATTTAAACTTTTTGCCTGGTTCAAACTGATTACCAAGCTTAAGCTTTAAATAGTCTTCTAGTTTTGATCTTAAAAGAGTAACAATTTCATCTATATCTGTATAATACATAGAGTCCTTTTATAACAGTTTAATTAAGTAAATGAGGGAGACTCTCATAATGAGAGTTTTGAGTAATTTGAATTATTTCTACAGTTTTTGGATTTAAGTCAACTATATTTTTGCCACCAAGATAGGAGATAGCAGACCTCAAAGCACTAATTACTTTATAGTGAAAATCCGAATAATAATATTCTGGTGACTGCTTAGGGCCTTGTACCCCTTCAGGAGTGCCTGAGACTTTACCTTTTTTTTCTAATTGAAAAGCAGCAGAAGCTTGGCCTCTATAATTTTTGTACAAAAAATCATTAAAGAATTTTTTAAAAGTTATTTTGTTTAAGAAAAACTTCAATAAATTTGTTTTCCAACCTGAGCTTTCGTAAGTTTTTGAAAGTAAGTTGCCCAGCATCACGGCATCTGCACCTGCAGATAAATACTTTACAATATCACCGGTAGTTTTAATCCCACCATCAGCAATAATTGTAATCGTATCTATAAGTTCTGCATCGTAAAATGCAAGCCAAACATTGTGTACAGCTGTTAAGTTTGGAACACCGCAGCCAGTAACTACTCTTGTAGAACAAGCACTACCTGGACCTATCCCAACTCTAATGTGAGTGCACCCAGATTCGCTAACATCAAGAGCTGCTTCAGCAGTTGCAACTGTACCTGACATTAATTTTGCACACCAAGATTGTTTTGCATAATTTTTGTATAAAAGATTTAGATCTACGGTGTTGCCGTGAGCAACATCTACGCAAATATTTAGCTTGGGTGTAAGTTTAAATTTAGACGCCCAAACTTTAAGCATATCAAAGTCTCTGATGTTGGCACCAACAGAAAACCAATAATTTTTATTTTTGTAAAACTTTTCCAACTCTAATAGTCTGTGTTGATTATCTTTAAATCTACAACCTATTGAAGCTTGATTTTTTATAGACATGGCTTCTATTAAGTTAATTCCAGTAACAGTATCCATAGGACTTGAATACATAAAAGTGTCTTCAATTTTAATGTCACTTCTAGAAGATACTTTACCTTGAGTGGGTTTTAAAAGTACATCTTTTGTAGATAAATAATTATCTGTAAAAAGTTTAATATTTTTATTTAGTGTTTGTTGAATCATTATTAAAAATTCTTGTTAAATTTTTTTTAGCTAAAACATGTTTAGAGTTTTTTAAATTTTTTTTATATAAAATAGCTGAAATTAACAAGCTTTCTCGTTGGCAGAGTGTGAAGGATATTTGCTTTAGATAATTTAAGAAAAAAGTAAAAGCAGAAAGCTTAGTTTTAAAAGTAAATGTACGTTTTATTTTATTATTAATATTTAAGTCTACATAATAACTAGAGTTTGACTGGTTTAAAGTCTTTGTCATAGCAAATTTCCCTATATTCGCAGAAACGACATTGCCAATCGCCTCTTTCTACTGGTTTTACAATTCTTTTTTTACCCTCTTCTATTTGCTTCAATCTTTTTTCATGTTGAGCAGTTTCAGTTTTGTTAAGAAGCTTAGAGTCGTACATCGACTGTATTTTTTCTTGAGAATACAGTCGATCATAATCTCTTTTAGGTATATTTCCTTCGTTTACAGAATCTTGAACTAATTTATAGTTAAGTAAAATACTTTCAATGGTAATCCCACTATTGACTTTGGAGCCAGTGCAAGGTGAGTTGGGTTGATAATGGATGTAATGCTTATCATCTTCTAGCTTTTCTACAGTAAGAAGATATTCAGCATATTTCCCAGTATCACGAGCCCCATAAACTAACAAAGCTTCGGAAAAATCATCATTAGTGTTACCATACCAGGCTTGGTAAATACCTAATTGCATTAAGTGCGATTCTCTTGGTTTGCCCATAGTGCCATTTTTTCTTTGAGAATCAGTCCCCAACACAGTATTTGCATTAAATCCGTAAACAGATTTTACTTCAACTATTTGATACTTATGAGTATCGGGATTGATAGTAATCAAATCTATTTTGCCTGAAACATTAAATTCTGGAATATATATAGCAACTTGATCAGCTACATAAATCCCAGACTCCTTGGCAATATCAATGCAGTATTGCTCGTAAAGCTCACCTGCCCTCCATATCCACTGAGAGTAAACGCTTGGAGGTATAGTTTTTTCTTTTACAAGATCATATACATTTTTTAAATGTGAGTAGTTGTCGCTAAAAGCGTAGTTATCCTTAGCGTAGCGAAAAAAGTTTTGTCGCCTACACTTTCCTATTACAATTCCATCTAATTCGCTAGTAGCTCCGCTAGGCCAAAGCGTAGGTTGCTTTTGCTCACCTAGCCTAGGTCTTGTTAGATGGTTTGTTACATGTGTAATAAAAGACCAGCTCATTTTGCTCCTTAAAGTTTTATTTTGTCTAAAATTTCTTTTTGAGTTTCAGAAGCAATATCTTGTGCAGACTGTATTGCTTCTTCAGTCATTTTGTTAAATTCTTCAATTCGTTTTTTCTGAAAGGGCTCAAAATCTTTTTCAAGATTTAAATCGGGCATACTTTCATTAAGTTTTGAAAACATATATTCTACTAATATAGTCATCTGCAAAAGAGTATTGAAATTGTAATTAACTCTTTCTTCTTGATTTTGTAATAAAGATAAAATGTTGTCTTCAGTTTGTTTATTGTCAGGCATTATACAATAACCTCTTTCTTTGTGGGTAGGTGGGATCCTAAATAAATAGGAGTTGAGTCATTAAAATTAACAAAACCATTTTCATCTTGATAAATTACTGCGTAGCCATTCATAGCGTTTTTAAATCTTAGATCTGGTTTAAATTGATAAGGAAGTTTGTGCGACATAGCACCCTGTTCTATAAGCAGTTTGCCTGCAACAACACCTTTATAAACTTTATGTGTGTGTCCAACAACAATAGAATCGAAGTCAGAAGAATCCATTCTGTTGTTAAAGTGATCTAGAAGTTTATTTACAGTTGCGCCTGGGTAGCCTGAAGCGAATCCGCTTGGATGGCAAAAAATAGTTTTACCTATTCGGACATACCAAGAGTCTTCTTTTTGATAAAAGACATTTTTAAAATCATGCTTTTTAATTAACTCACCATATTGGTTTAATTCTTCACCATTACCAATTCTAGCAAGCAAGTCAGGCCTTAAAACTTGAGTAGCTTCTTTTTCCAAACCACTTTTTTGGACAGCCCTTGAAGTCCGGTAGTCGTGATTGCCTGAAACTATTACAACAGACTCAAAGTTGTCAGAAAGTATTTTTACTAAATCAAAAGCAGACCTATATTCTTTTAATGCTGCTATACGTTTACTTTTAGAAAAAGTACTAAATATATATGCATCTAATATATCGCCGTTCAAGACAACAACATCAGCGTCTGAGTGTTGCTTTAAAGCAGCTTTCATATCCTCCCAAAGGAAAAATGGAATATGCAAATCGCTAAAGCTAAGTATTTTTCTAGCTTTACTAGTTGTGAGACCGCTGTCTAGCAAAACAGATTCAGATCTATATTCT